CTACTGCCCGTAATTGGCCAGGGCATCGCGGAGGTCGCTGACCACCATGGCGCGTAGTTCCGGGGGCGACAGCACGGCAACGCAGTCGGATATGTTACACCCCCTAACATATAACAGCTGGCGGTGTATGCGCAGGGAATAATGCTCCAGCATCACGCCACGCGATGGCCACAATGTTAAACTTTGCAAAAATATAAAACAAGCTTTGGTTTTGATTCATCCCAACTTATATTTGTAAAAATATAAGTTGAATTCATTACTAAAACCCAAATACCATGAAACAAATATCACACTTAAGGGGCGAAAAACGAAACGTTCAAATTGAGTATGCGTGGCAGTTTGTATATCTGATGTAATATCAGGGAGTTATATGAGACAGTGCGGAATGTGACAGAAAAACGAAACGTTCAAAAAGTTTACATGGGTTTAATTGGGGTTTACATGAACGGGGGTAAATATTTACATTTGGGTAAAAAGGTTTATATTGGGGTTGCAAGAGGGTTATTTTAAGCGTAATTTTAGGGTACGTAGATGATGGCGCACGGAGAGGATCTATGATGAATGGGGGGCGGTCGGTAGCCGCTTTTTTTTGTAGGGCGCTGTTGATTTTGGTTTATGAAAATATTCTATATAACGGTTATTTAGTATATTTGCGGTGTAAAAACAGAAGAGTATGAGAGCGATTAAGGTTATACATGTGCATCTGAGGGGGAAGCGTAGAGACCTCTATTTCGGGTCGATTACAGCCATATATTCGGTGCTGACCGCTGAGGAGGTCGGTGCCAGTAAAGAGTATCTGTTGCATGCGGGACTGGGCGGAGGGGGAACTATCATGACTAAATGCGCGATAATCAAGCAGTCAACGTTGATTACAAGCCGCCAGAACAGAAGTCGCGATAAAGGATGATTAATCAATTAAAACGCTGATTGAACGATACTTGAACGAACATATAACACTAATTGAACAGGGAGCAGCCTTTTGCTCCCTGTTTTGGTGTCTCTAAACGTCAGTTTTTGGTGCAAAAATATGGTTGGGTTAACATTTGGGTTAATATTTGGGTTAACAAAATTCCGATGTTTGGGTTAACAAATGGCGATGAAAAAAACGGGATAGATATGGCCGGAATCCACGATTTTTCCTGTAAAATTGAAAAAACGGGTAGATAGAGGGGGTGAAAATACCATGGGGTTACGGCTAATACGGAGGCAATGCTTAGATTGATAATTTTGATAATCAAGATATTAGCATAAAATAACCTCAAAAAGCCGTGTGTGGGGCATTTTGAGGCTATTTCGCTATGTGGGATGTGGGGATGGTGTGTGAACTGCGTGGTCGTTTTTGTGTGCAAAATCGGCTATATTTGATAGTACACAGCCCTCTCTATACGGCAATCAATACTGTCGAATCAGGCCTACTACGAGAGCCATGTGGTATATTTCAGACTTAGGGATTTTGAATGCGCCATAACGAGGGTTGTCAGAGGTACATATAACACAGTCGCCATCGTCCTGGACGCGTTTTAAAACTATGCCATCGTAGGAATCGATGACATAGGGGCGTCCCCACTGGATATAGGCATTCTGCCGCACCATACGGCATGCCACCTCGTCACCGGCTTTAAATTCCGGCTCCATTGAATCACCTTTGACCCCGATTGTAAAGTCGTAGGAAGGGAGCAGCGGTACTACTGGAAAATATTCACAATCAGTCTCAGTGACAGACTGTGTAAGCATTGACAAAGTGCCAGCGGCAGCCTCCAGAGGGATATGTGGGCGCATTTCCCGCTTGGGAATATTCTGTTCAATCTCCTGAGACGGAGGGATATTAACCGATACTTCTACTGGTCTATTGGACGCATCCTCCAATTTGAGCATATCCCCTTTGCCTGTGATTAGCCATTCGATATTTAATTTCGCAATAGCGGAAACTTTTTCCACGACTTCAAAAGAAGGTTTCCCTTGTCTTTTACCAACAATATTATCTACGACAGATGGGGCTACGTTAATAGCTGAGGCAAAGGCACTTTTCTTGCCATTGAATAAGGTGGTAATTATTTGGTCGAATCGGGCATTTATACTCATGATGTGTTAAAATTTCGATTTTGCGGAATTTTATTGCTGCAAAATTTTCAAATTCCGCATTTGCGTAGTATCTTTGCACGGAGTTCACGAAAGAACCGCTCCAAAGATACGAAAAAGGGGTGAGATTATCGAATTTTCAAGATTGAATGATATGGTACAGATATTGGTTACAGCAGATACGCTTGACGAGTTGACCGAGGCCTACTGGGCAGATGAAAGAAACATCAGGTGGTTTGACGGTTTTAAGGACTGGGTGATATATCACCTTTGTGGGTTTTGCGGGCAGACGGAATCAGAGGCCGAGGATACTTATGAAAAAATCTGTGATGCAGCGCCCAGTGACTACAGCTGATACACAAAGATACGGGCTGACCCGTGAGGGCGCCTCCGCCGAGAGCGGCGGGAAACAGTTATTCTTTTTCTTAATGGTTGGCGTCGCCGGCGCAAAACGGGCAAAGCAATCAGGCCCATCCACAGCACCGGCGGCCATTGGGGAGATAGTTCAGTTGGCAGAACAAACGGCGGTATCCAATCCGGCTGTACGGTCCCCGGTTCGAGTCCGGGTCTCCCCGCAAAACATCAACACCGAAACGAAATGAAGGAACGTGCGGAACAGATGGCGGGACGCGCCATAATGCAGCTCACCGAGGTGGCCATGCGCTACCTGGAGGATGTGGGACAGGTGCTCACTGAGATGGAGGCCACCCATGACGATGCCGAGCTGACGAAGTCGCTTGAATACCAGACGCTCCTTGCTGGCCACAGCGGCCTGCAGGAGATGATGGATCGAATGAACCAACAAATCAACAAAGATATATGAAAAGATTTATTGCGATAACTACAGAACAGCGTGGGAAGCTGGAGAAGATTTTCGGCTGCACCTCGCGCATGATTTCCTACGCGCTGTCGTTCCACGCCAGGAAGGGCAACACGGATCTTGCAAAAAGAATTCGCAAGGCCGCCTTCGAAATGGGTGCCCAGGTGACCGTTGTGACCACGGAGATGGAGAGCATGGTGGATTCGGAGGGGACGCTCCACCAAATATTCCCCAACGGAGCCCAGATCGAGCTGTACAAGGGCGACGGCAGGGGCGTGATTATATTCAAGGGGGAGATAGTCGCCGAATATGAGAACGTGAAAGTGAGGGAGATCGGGGCCATACAGCAGCGGGCGCAGTTGCTGTAAATATGTTGTGATTTGAACTGTGTCCGGAGATGGAAATTTACAGGAACAAAGTGTGTGTGACGTTTGAGGAACTGACCTCAGACCGCGACGGCGAGCCGGTTATGAAAGCCGGGTCGTTGAAAGTGATGCTGAGTAAGCATCCCGAGTTGCGAGCTTCAAGCGGTGGCGGCCTGGGACGTTACGTGCGCATCGACTTCTACCGTCTCCGCGACATCTACCGAGAGCGTTATATAGCTAAATACGGGGATCCGGCAGAAAAGATAAAGGAGATGAGGCTCCGGGAGCAGCTGAACCTGGAAATCGACTACGCCGCGCGTGCGTTCTATGAGGATTTCCGATACAACAAGCGCGGGGAAGAGGTCGGGCTTACCGACACGCTGATCGAGCGTTACACGGTGAACGCGTCGGTATTGAACCGGCTGATATCGGTGCTTGACGACAGGGCGATGTACCGCCGCGCCTGCAACGGGCCGTCATCCTCCCTGACAGAGACAGCCGGGGAACTGTACGAGCTGCTGCGCGAAGCCTACGGGCACACCCTCCCGGCCAACACCGACCGGCTGCGCAGGGTCATCTGCACCTACCGCAGGGAAGGGTACATGTCGCTTATCAGCGGCAAGATCGGCAACGACAACACCACCGTGATCACGGAGGATGCCGGACGATACATCGTGGCGTTGAAAAGGAGTTCCGACCCGGTCTATACCGACCGCCAGATTTTCGAGAAATACAACTGTGAGTGCAGGCGGAAAGGATGGAAGCCGCTGAAGAGCCTCAAATCGCTGAGCGGCTACCTGAAATCCCCGAACATAGAGCCGCTTTGGTATGACGCGGTGCACGGCGAGCTTGCGGCACATCAGCGCTACGGGCGCAAGAACAAGACGGAGATGCCGTCGATGCGCGATTCGCTGTGGTACGGCGACGGGACGAAGCTCAACCTGTACTACAGGGCATGGGTGGAAGGGAAAGGATGGGAGGCCCGCACCATGCAGGTCTACGAGGTCATGGACGCGTATTCCGAGGTGCTCCTGGGCTACCATATCTCGGAAAACGAGGACTACGAGGCGCAGTACCACGCCTACCGCATGGCAATCCAGGTGTCGGGGCACAAGCCCTACGAGCTGGTGCACGACAACCAAGGGGGCCACAAGAAGATCGGAGCGTTCCTTGACCGGCTCGTAAGCCGGGTGCACCGCCCCACGGCGCCTTACAGCGGCCAGTCAAAGACCATAGAAAGTGTTTTCGGCAGGTTCCAGGCACAGGTGCTGCACAAGGACTGGCGGTTTACAGGGCAGAATATCACAGCGAAAAAGGCCTCGAGCCGTGCAAACCTGGAACGTATCCGAGCCAATGCCGACAAACTCTATACGCTCGAGGAGCTGAAGGAGGCATATTCGAAAGCCAGGAAGGAATGGAACGAAGGGGTTCACCATGCCACCGGTGAAAGCCGTCTGTCGATGTACGAAGGGAGCATTAACCCTGAGACACAGGAAGTGACAGTTGCCGACATGGTAGACATGTTCTGGCTCACCACCGAGAAACCGTCGACCTATACGGACAACGGCCTCAACATCACGATCAAGCGCAAGAACTACCGTTACGAGGTCTACGATGAGGCGGGGATGCCCGACCACGAATTCCTCCGCAACAACCGCGGGCGCCGGTTCTATACCAAATACGACCCGTACGACCCGTGCTCGGTGCGCCTCTATACGATGGATGCCGACGGCGGGATGCGTTTCGTGAGGATAGCCCGCCCCTACTTCGTGATCCACCGCAACATCCAGGAACAGACCGAGGGGGAACGCGCGTTCATCTCCGCCAATATCAGGGCCAACGAGGCCGACCGCATACGCCGCCAGATCGAGGGGCGCGTCATCGAGCGCGAGCACGGCACATCCATGGAGCAGCAGGGGCTGCGGCGCCCGAAGATGGCGGGTCTTTCCGGGGCTGAGAAGGCGGAACGGGAAATCGAGCGCGAGGTGAGACGGCGCACCCGCAAATATGCCGCCGACCCGGAACAGCTTTCGCCGGGGCGCATCACCAAGGCGATAAGCAACATGGTGTTCGACCCGACGGACGGCGGCATACGGCTCGACGAACGGAAGGTGGCAGGCAAACTTTGACAATACGATATACAAAAAACGACAAAACGATTATGACACCCACAGAAAAACAGATGACGATTGATGCCTTAAGGGCATACGTGGAAAAATATCCGAGCCGGAACAAGGCCGCGGCAAGCCTGAAAGGGGTGTCACCGGCCACCCTGAGCGCCATACTCAATGGCAAACTCGGGATTGTAAGCGACGAGATGCTGCGCTCCATCAGGGAACAGGTTGCCCCGGCGGCTGCAGCATGCGGATGGCAGATTGTCGAGACAGGTGCGTTTCAGGAGATACGTGCCGCCATGAGAGACGCACAGGAATACAAGAAAGTGAGATGGATTGTCGGTGATGCCGGCTGTGGAAAGACCACCGCGGCAGCGGCCTACGCCAGCGAGAACCGCGAAGTTTTCACAGTGCTTTGCGACGAGGATATGCGGAAAAGCGACTTCGTGCGCGAGATTGCCCGGAGGGTCGGGCTGAAAAGCGCGGGCATGCGGATACGTGAGACCCTCGAGGCCGCCATAGGACGGATTCAGCAGATGGATGCCCCGCTGCTGGTTTTCGACGAAGGGGACAAACTCAACGACAATGTGTTCCACTATTTCATCAACCTCTACAACCATCTGGAGGGGAAATGCGGCATAGTGTTCATGTCGACCTCATACATCGAGCAGCGCATCGAGCACGGGGTGAATTCCAACCGCAAAGGTTACAACGAGATATATTCACGCATCGGCCGCCGCTTTTTCACCCTCGACCCCACAACCCCTATGGACGTTTCTGCCATTTGCCATGCCAACGGGCTTACCGACAACCGGCAGGTGTCGAACGTGATCATGGCCACCGAGAAGGAAGATTTCGACCTGCGGTGTGTCAAGGGTGCCATCCACCGGGAAAAGAAACTACGCGAGGCCGGGGCCTGAACGCCGTTCGAACGGCATTCAGGCGGCATTCAAAAACAATACAGCAGACAGAAATGGCAAGGGCATATTCAGTAAACGAGGCAATGAGCATGAAAAAGAAGACGATACCTTTCACAGGGGCGTGGGCCGACGCCTTCGGGAACCCCGAGCGCAAAGGCGTGTGGTTCGTATGGGGGCAATCGGGCAACGGCAAGACCAGCTTCATGATGCAGCTGAGCAAGGAGCTTTGCAAATTTGGCAAGGTGGCCTACAACAGCCTGGAGCAAGGAGTGAGCCTCAGCATGCAGCAGACGCTCGCACAGCACGGCATGATCGATGTCAACAGGCGGTTTGTACTGCTCAACCGCGAGCCTATAGCGGAACTGAGCGAACGTCTGGCGAAACCCAAAAGCGCCGATTTCGTGATAATCGACAGCTTCCAGTACACCCAGATGGGGATACGCGAATATATGGACTTCGTGGGCAGGCACCCCAACAAGCTTATAATATTCGTCAGCCAGGCCGACGGGCGCAACCCCGACGGCCGGACTGCGCGCAAGGCCATGTTTGACGCAGACCAGAAGATATTTGTAGAAGGATTCAAGGCTATGTCGAAAGGACGTTTTTTCGGCCCCGTCGGGAGCTATACCGTATGGGAAGAAGGGGCGGAAAGATACTGGGGCAGGAAGGCAGACCGATAAAAAAGATTCGATATGAGCAAAAGTAAGCAGATAATAGAGATTGAGCCGGACGGACGCATCCGCAAAGAGGGGTTCTGCTCCCGGCCAATGACCTGTCCTTACTGCAGAGGCAAAGGATGGTTCTACAGTGGGCAGCAGGATCCGGAGACAATACCTTGTCCCGACTGTGAGGGAACAGGCGAGGTCATCGCCTTGGTAACGATAGATTGGAAACCGAATAAAGAATAAAATTATGGCAAAGAAATTGACCGTTGTTGAGCTACAGGCGCTTGACGCACAGTGCTCCAACCTAACAGGGATACTTAGAACTGCTGTTGGCAGTCTTGATATGATGGCTACGACAGGATTAACACGAGAATTGGCTATGGTGAAGACTAAAATTGACGAGGCCACGATGTGGCTAAATAGATACCATGCTGAAGTATGTGTCGATTTGGCTAATAAAACTTGTCGATGAGATGAAACAGCAGGTAACTAACTTCGGGCGGTTCTATGCGGCACTGCGTGAGCTGAGCATAATCGGTGACCGTGACGAGGTGAAGGAGAGCCTCGTGTGGCAGTACACCGGGGGGCGCACCGGGAGCCTGCGGGAGATGACGCGGGTGGAATACGAGCGGTGCTGCCTCGGGCTCGAGCGCCGGAACGGCCGCCGGGAGCAGCTGCGGAAGGAACGGAGCGCCACCCTCAAGCTGATGCAGCGGATTGGTATCGACACCACCGACTGGGCGAGGGTGAACGCCTTCTGCCTCGACCGGCGGATTGCCGGAAAGGAGTTCGCCCGTATCGGGGCCGAGGAGCATCCCGACCTCCGCCGGAAGCTCCGCAGCATCGAGGGGAAAGGGGGCCTGGGGAAACACCCCGCTCCGGCAAAGCGCCGGGTGGTAATCATCCCGACGCACCCCGGCGGGGAGGCATAGAAAATCGATAATCACAAAACAGGTATTACTATGAGCAATACAGCGATGAGCGACGTGAAGCGCGAAATCAGACGGCTCACGTCGGGGTTGGAATCCCGGGATTACGCGAACTTTATGGAGGAGCTTGCCATGTGGGCGGCCGACGAAGCCGCAATGGCCGATTATCAGCCGGAGGCATACGGAAAGGAGGTGGAGGATGAGAAAGAGGAAGAATGACAGGCGAAGGGGGTTGCGCATCGCGCTATGGCTGCTGACACTGCCGATGTTTTTCATCGTCTCCATGGCAGGGAGCCTTTTAGAGGCCATGGGGCGGATGATCAACGAGGCGGTGGATGCGCTCGACAGCGCGATCAACGAATAGCGGATTTATCAACAATCAATAAAACAAAACAGTATGGAACAAGTGGAAATGACCGCCGAAGAGCGGAAGGAATTCGAGGCCTACAAGGCCGAAAAAGACAAAAGACGCCGCGAGCAGGAACGCAAGGAACAGCGCAGGCAGTATGCCGACATGGTGGACGAGGAGATCGCCACCACCATCCCGCAGCTCCGCGAGTTGAGCGAACAGATCAAACTGGTCAAGGAAACCATCTTCGGCAACTTCGAGGCAATCCTCAAGATGAAAACCGAGATTACCGGTGTGGCCCGTGACGACCAGAACAGCCACACGTTCACCAATTCCGACAGCACTCTGCGCGTCATCCTCGGGGTGAACACCATCGACGGCTACCGCGACACGGTGGAGGACGGCATCGCAATGGTAAAGGGCTATATCGAGAGCCTGGCCAAAGACGATGCGACCAAAGCCCTCGTCAATGCAGTGCTTCGTCTGTTGAGCCGCGACGGGCAGGGCAACATCAAGGCCAGCCGCGTGCTCCAGCTACGCAAGATGGCAGAGGACAGCGGCAACGAACAGTTCCTCGAGGGGGTGAAAATTATCGAGGAGGCTTACCAGCCCACCATCTCCAAGAAGTTCATCCGCGCCCAGTACAAAAACGACAAGGGTGCATGGTGTTACATTCCACTCGGCATGACCGATGTCGACTAAAAGAGAAAAGCCATGGAAAGGGATCTGACCAAACCTCCCAAAATAGCCATCTGCCAAAGGTGCAAAGGCACGGGGCGCATAAAAACCGGCGATTATTCCACATTCCCGACCTTCGGGACTTGCCCCCGGTGCGAGGGCAGCGGCAGGGTGACCGTGAGCTGCAGGATGACACTCGACATCCGGGCATACAGGCCGGGGAACAATGACTGACAAAAACTGGTGACAGGCAATGAATAAAAAGCGCGGCATGTCCTACAGGAAGCGCGTCGAGGGTATAAACAGGATATATGACCAATATGCCAAGACCGGCCTTAGCAACCGGGAGATATGGCGCAGATACATCTATCCGGTCTACTGCATCAGCGAGCGCACTTTCTACAACATCATGAACGCCACGGCAGGGTTTGAAAACCCGGTCGTGGCGTCCGACATGCCAAGCCTTTTTGATCTGCTTGATGACGAACCCGATAAAACTGATCATGAATGAGCGATATAAACGAACAGACACGCGCCATATTCAGAAGCATATTGCGCGACATACAGGTGGAACTTGGAGATGAGTTCGACCAGAATTTCGAGCGGCAGGCATTCTTCAGCCAGGCATGGGCGAGGCGCAAGAGCCCTACGCGTCCCGGCGGGCATATACTTGTTGACACAGGAGGACTCCGGCGGAGCGTGTGCAGCGAGATCAGGGAGAACAGCATAGTGTTCTGCTCAGAGCATCCTGCGGCGGCCATTCACAACGAAGGTGGCGAAATCAAAGTGACGACCAGAATGAAGCGCTACTTCTGGCACAAGTATTATTCCGCTACCGGCTCCTTCGGACGCCGAAAAGACGGCTCTCTACGGCAAAATAAAAAGAATAGCCAACTATCCTCCGAGGCCGATTTCTGGAAAGCGATGGCGCTCATGAAGGTCGGAAGTGCCATCAAGATACCGCAGCGCAAATTCCTCGGCACGTCGCCGGAAGTAGAAACAGCAGTCAGGCAGATCATCGAGGAGAACCTTACCGAGTACATCAACAATATAGACTTCAATATAAGATGAGAGAAGAATTATACCGCAAACTTAAAACCCGGCTTGAAGCGCTGTGCGTGAATGCTGCCGGAGAGTATTATGAACGCCCGGATGAGGCAGACATGGATGACGAACTGTATCCCCGTGCGATCAAGCACATCGACCTCTGGAACCACAATGTAGAGTTCCTCGAGCAGGAGGCTCCATGGCCACGCCCGGCAGTGTTCATAGAATTTGTGCCCTTTAAGTGGCTCGCGATAGTCCCCGGGGTGGAATACCGCGCCGAGCCTTTGATAAACCTTCACGTTGTTACTGACTGGACGAATCAGGATGCCGGTATATCACAGTTCCGGCTGCTCGACAAGATCCACGGGCTGCTGGCCTGTCTTTCGGGAGAGACCTTTATGGAATTCGACATCGACAGTTCCGCAACCAACCACAACCATGAAGAGATAGTGGAAAATATAGAGACATACAGGTGCACCGCCATCAGAAGACTCACACAGTCATGAAACGGCTGTTGACGAACCTATGATATTACGGGGGCCACTGCGGTGTTCAGAATTCAAGGCCGATACCGCCTGTCAGGGTATAGCGCGTGGCACCAAGATTTATTATCAGGCTGCGGTGATTGACGACCAGTGTGGCACCATAATCAAATTTATATTTGATCTCTGTCGAGACCTTGTTATATACCTGGTCTGTATCACTGAACGTGTAATCATATCCGTCGGTGGTTACTTCTCCGACACCTGTCATGCCCAGCACGGGGATTATACGGAATGCCTTCACAATCGGGACCTGGTATCCGACATGGAACATGGCAGAAGCCTTTTCCTTCCACGCCCCTACACGCCGGTCATGTTCGTGTGAGGATCCAAGCCCCCCGACTTCGACATGGAATCCACGTACGGTCGCCCCCAGCCCATAAATCCCTGTCTTTTTCTCAGGGCTGTACCCGCCGTTTATCGAAATGTTCCATTTGCGGTTCACTTCACTAAACGGGAACCAATCCGTTGCGGTGGCAGACATTACGCATAAAAAAGCTGTTAACAGCAGCAATGATTTTTTCATAACGGTATAAGATTAGTTTATTCCTGATAAAGGTACGACAATCCGTGAATAAAATTACGGCTCTTTCAAAAAAAGGTTCTCATATTTTTGGATTATGTGAATTATCCGTATCTTTGCGATAACGATTCCGTAGCTAATGACTACCGATTCGTTGTCTGCGGGGGCTGGCCATTGGTCAGCCGTCCGTCTTTTTATATAGAAGCCTTATTAGACCGCTTCTTTCACGTAGCCAAACTTCGTCAATATGAATTCCGATGTTGATACGGTTCTGTATGCTGCGAAGCATAAATCGATCGGTTAATTCAGGGCAGTCAATAATAAGGCGGGAACTTTGCTTCAATCCGTGGTTCATCATATTATTGAACGCACGTTTTGGGTTATCGGTGGTAAAACCTTCATGCTCGTACCAGTAATCGCCTATTTTTAGGTCGGGACACTTGCCGTCATAACGGGTTCCGCGTAGCGAGCCGTACACACAGTCGTATTCAAACCTTGCAGGGCGAGTCATTTTGGGAGTTAGAACAACCCTTGCGCCATCGGCGGCAAAATGCCGTGCGACAGACAGTAGCCGATCATAATCCCCGTCAGTACGATCGACAAGGTGACTTATCTCGATTGTGCCTTTGCCGTGCTTTATCACTTCGCCGCGTAGCTGTTCACATTGGTGAACGAGGGTACATGCCTGGCACACCTCGTTATCCGGCACAAACGCCAGTTTGCGGCCTTTGCCACCTTTGGCAATCGGGCATGTGGAGCAGCGGCGGATGGTGTAGGGATTGTAGTCCGGGACAGACTTCCCCTCGATGCCGGGGTTGAAGCGGAACATCCCCTTGGTGTCGCGCTGCAGGGCCTCGTCGCCAAGGCGCATCGCCTCGTCATGGGAAGTTTCAGGATACTTTGATTTGCGCACCTGAACGATGGTGCAGCGGCAGTTCCAACCGTTCGGCGGGTAGAATTCCTCCCAGAATGAATCGGATGGCGGCAGGGTCACACGGTCGAGTGCGGCATGTTCCGGGCGCACCTTGTCATCGCGCTGTGTACGGTACTGGAGGTTATATCGGTCGCCGTCGCGCATGAACTGCTCCCACTTGCCGGCCATCTCCGCAGACGCGGCCACAAAGTTATATTCCGCCCGGAGATAGTTGGCATTATAGGTTTGGTCGATGCTTCGGACATCGTTCAAAAACCGTTCGAACGGCTTTCTATTGCCGTTCTCGTCGAGCAGCGACGGGAATGCCTCGTGCAGCTCATGAAACGCCTTCATGCCGGAGAAAATATAATTCGACCGGGTGAGACGCCGGCGCATGGCATCCGACATCTCCACCTTCTGAAATGCCGAGTCGAGAGCCGAGGCATGGGTGCCAATAAACTCCTGCACAGCCGGGTCGGCTACAAGCTCGACACGGAACTGCGCCCCATCCTCTTTGAAAAGCGACTTCATCATGCCGTAGAACAGCGAGGACAGACGCCTGCGCAAATCATCGCCGGGACCGGCAAGGTTCTCTATGACCACCCCATCGAGCAAGGAGGTATAGCGTCTGTGCAGCCCCTCGTAGTCAGAGGGGCTCAGTCGAAAAAATGTTTTTTCCCCTCCTTGTCATTATCATTTTCCTTGTCCTTGCTATTTTCAGCCGGGGGCAGAGCCATGGGATTGCGTCGAGGGCCGACCGGCATATTGTACTTGTCGGCGAAATACGACGGGGCGACCTCGTAGCGGTCGGCAATCATAGTCTCGTATGCCACCTGCTGCTCCGGGGTGTAGTCCATTGTGTCGTCCCACTCGAAGCGCAGTCCCTTGACCGGGAAGCCGTGCAAGACCATAATGGGGATAAGCTGGTTGTTTATGATGTCGCGCAGGAAGTCGCGGTCAGACTCCACAAGATTCATGAACACCTCGAGGTGGGTCTGCGACTGGGAGAGTGACGAGCCGTCCTCGATGGTCATGGTCTGGCCTATCACCAGTTTTGACAATTCAGAGTTGGCGCGGTCTATGCGTTTGTCGTAGACATTGAAGGCATCCCCCTTGCCGGATTCCACGAACTGAATCTCCGTTTCCATGCCGGCAACCATGCCCTGGTTGGCTCCGCCGTTGTAGATCATGTCCTGCAGACGCTTGAACTCATTGGGGTCGCGGGTCGATGTGCGGGCTATTCGCCACGGCATGCCGAATATTTCCGCGAAACAATCCCAGAACGTCATCGCGTGCTTTTTGGGGATGGTATGGAGTGCGGCCTTCAGCAGCAACCCGAGGTCATCCGGGCGCCCGGCCTCGATAAGCCAGTCGCGCCAGGGACGTTCCCGGAACTCGATGCCGGTTTCCCAGTTCATGCCCACGCGCTGCACCACTCGGCCCTTTTCAGGAATTACATGCTTGCGTGGTATGAGCGACACGCCGGAGAAAGCCGGGTGGCCGTCGCCGTCGGTAATGACATCGCCAAGCTCGATGAGCGAGTGGCCGTACCATATCGACTCCAGACAGAGCCGGCACAAGTCCTTGAACCAGGACTGGTCGAACAGGTGTCCTGCGGCATCGTCCTGGTCGCCGTTCTCATTGACGAGTTTGAACGAGCGCGACATAACGAACCCCACGCGCTGCTGTATGCAGCCCGAAAGATGCGAGTCGGTCATGGCATCGCGGTAGATGTCGTACAGCTTCTGCCGGGACGGATGGCGCGGATCAATCGCGCTCTGCCACGCCCGGCGCCAGTCCTCGATGTCGTTCTTTGAGAAAAACTCCGCGTAGCGGTGCAGCTCCAGGATGACGGAGGTCTGCTTTTGTATCCTGCCTTTGGCTTCCTTCTGCGCCCGGCTGAGTTTCGGTCTGTTCTGTCTGCGGCCCATAATCACCAGTCGTGTCTAAGTTTGGGAAATGAATAATAGGAGGTGCCGAAGCCGGGGCTGTCGTCATCAGATCCGGCAAGAGGTAGGTCAGGGACGATTTTGCCTGCCTGTACACCCTCAAGCCATTTTATGGCACGCTCATATCGCTCCTTGCGGATTTCGCTACCCATCTTCTGCGGCTGCGAAGCTGTGAGGTGATAAAGCACAATGTCGGCGGTGTACATCACTATAAGCCTGTTGCGGTCATTGCCTGTTGCTGCGAAAATGGCCGCGGTGTCATATACAGGGCGAAGATATCCTGATATTTCCTCAATGGCCTCTGCCTCGGCATTGGCTATATTTTCAGGTGATGACTGCGACACGACTTTCAAGGCCGCATCACCAATCACCACTTTGTAATCTTCGGTATCTATAAACATATTACCACATATTTTTAGGCGAGCGACGGGGAATCGCCACCGGTTTGAAAACTTCCTGACGAGTGCTGCGCTGCAGATACCAGATAGCACCCTCGTCGGCATCCGGCGCGTCATCATGCACGCGGGAGCCTCGCTCGAGAGCCAGGGTCTGCTCGATGCCGACCTCCATGTCAGGGGACTCTTTCAGAGCCTCGTTGTAAAATACGAAGCCACGCTCCCACAGCGGCGACACCGCTTCGATGCGCTGCACCTTTTCCGGCTTCTTTCTGGTGTCCGGCAGTATGGGCAACTGGTACCCACGGATATTTCCCTCGGCGGCGAACTCGTCGAGGATGATGTCCTGCATGAAATTGGCCTCCATGAAGAAGGATATTGCCACACGGTCACGTGTGCGCTCATAGAGGTCATAGAGCCAGCGTACCATTCCGGACACTGTGTCCTGGCGGACGTAGCAGTCAATGAGGTGCAGTTCTGTCCCGATCTTGCCCCACAGTCGGCAAGCCTTGTAGTCGTTTGCCGTTGTCGATTTGAACGACGGGTCGGTATAACACACGAGCATCTCGTACTTTTCGAGTTTCGGTATACGCTTGAAGCGTATCCACTCATGCCGGAATATGGAGCCGTCATTGATGGGATTGTGCATCATCTCCTTTTCCCAAGCACGGTATCCCATGAAATCCCTGACAGCCTGCGCCTCCTCCTTAGTCCACTTCTCAACCCACACCGGGTTGCCGTCACGGTCGACAGCCTTTATCTCGGACACATGCACACCCTTTGAAGCGGCGATATTGGCAAGCACCGATTTTTTAGAAATAAGGTTGCCTACCATGATAAAGCGGCCACGGCCAACATCGAGTGCACCGAATAGAGCCTCCTTGACCCAGTCTGTGAGCTCCTTGACGCGCTTTTCATTGCGGCAGAGCTCGTCATCGTCAAGGTCGTCGATCACAATATAGTCAGGACGGGCCTCACGGTCGCGGAGGCCGCGCGGCGACTGTCCGCGACCCACGGCGAGGAATTTTGCCCCGCCTTTGGTCTTGAACTCCCCCTGCAGCCATAAGCCGAGGTTTTTCTGTTCACCAAAATCAGCGATGAGCTTCTGGTTGTATTCCAGTTCCGCCTGAAGGTCGCCGAGCAGACGGTTGGCGCTGTCCTCAGACTTGCCGACAGTGACCATAAAATTGATAAGCCTCTTCGGCTGGAAAATCAGCCAAAGGGGAATGAACACTCCGATGTGGGTGGATTTGGCGTGGCCGCGCGGCCATTTGAACACCGCCTTCAGATTTGGCGTGTTCTTTATCGTGAGCGCCGCTTTGGTATGGAACGGCGCATTGTGTATCACTCTGATAACCTCCCCGGTGGTCTTGTCGCGCAGGGTGAGGTAGTGTGCGAAATAATATTCGCAGAATTCGTCATAATTGGAGAGCAGCCGTTTGATGCGACGCTCCTTCTCGACAGGCGACTCCTTTACGATAGACAGGGACGCCGCCGTCATGGCCTGGACTTCGCGGCAGTGTTCCTTCCACTGCGCGAATGCCTCCTTCTGTTCCTTTGTAAGTTTAGTCGCCATGGTAAACGAGTGCTCCCTTGTTGAATGACTCGATGAGGAATCCGTCCTGCAGCTTGTTTACCTTCTTGATGAACTCGATAGTTACCTCCGGGTCTGTCTTAGCGCGGAATTCAAGATATTTGGAGAAAGCAGTGAACACCTCTATGGCGGCCACGACATTGGCCTGTGACTTGTCGAGCTTGTCGATGGCGGCGGTCAGCTTCGAGAGCTTGTCGCCGAGGCTGTCTATAAGGGCGAGGTCGCCGGATTCGTTGACCTTGTCGAGCAGCGTATTCGTTGCCAGGAGCAGTTTCTTTATAAGCTCCGGGCGCGTGATGGTCTTTGCCGCACGGGTAGCCTTCCATCCGTCAGCGGCACACCATTTGGATATGGTGACTCTTGACACGCCAAGCATCTCGGCGATTTCGGTCTGCTCCTTCCCCGAAAGATACAGGGTGCGCGCCAGGTCTCTCTTTTTTTCAAGTTCAGCTTTTGTCATACGGGGATGTGATAATAATTTGAGGCAAAATTGGCTTAAAATCCCCCGTCATCAAAAAAAGTGTGCAACCATTGCATAAAAGTGTGCAACCATTGCACACTTTTTTGGAGGCAAGCGGTTTATAGTCCACTTTTGCACCGTAATCGTCCTCGGGACGCTTTGCACCTTGGAAAAATTTCAATCGCAAAGAAAATCATTATCGCACAGACATGGGCAACAGAGTAAGACTGACAAACGACACGCTCAACAGCTACGGGTACCGCGTCCTGACCGATGGCGTGGACATCACCCAGTATGAGCGCAACCCCATTCTCCTTTACATGCACAACCGCGGCAAGGCCATCGGACTCATAAAGGACATAAAGAAAGAGAACGGCGAGATCACCGGCGAGCTCGCATTCGACGAGGCCACCGAGCTTTCCACCCAGTGCAAGAAGCAGTGGGACTTCGGCTCGCTCCGCATGGTGAGCATCGGCTTCGAGGTGATAGAAACAAGCGAAGCCGCGGAGCTTATCGTGCCGGGGCAGCGCTATGCGACAGTGACAAAGGCGCGCCTTATCGAAGTGTCGCTTGTCGACATCGGGGCCAACAACGATGCCATACGGCTCCACAAGGACGGACAGTTAATAACGCTGAGCGAGGGTGGTGACTGCCCCCTTCCGAGGCTGAATCATAAACCAACCAACAACCAACCGCAAATGGACATAAAGACACTCGCCCTGACACTGGGCTTGCCGGAAACGGCAGACGAGGCGGCCGTCAACGCGAAACTCGCGGAACTCAAAACCGCCAACGACGATGTGGAGAACATCCGTAGGGAAAACGAGCAGCTCAAACTATCGCAGGTCACAGCCGCCGTCGATGCGGCCATCGCTGCCAAAAAGATTCCGGCGGAGAAGAAGCAGCATTTCCTCGACCTCGGCAAGTCTGTGGGTATCGAAACCCTCAACGCCACCCTCGACGCCATCACTCCGGCCCCGAAACTCAGCGGCACACTTCAGACCGAACCCGCCGGGGACGACCTCCCCAAGAAAGGCCCGTGGGAACTCCGCATGGACGAAATCCGCACAAAACTCAATAAGTAACAATACCAACCCCATACAGATATGGCAATCAGAGTAGACAACACCAATTACAACGGCGAGGTACTTGAGAGAATCCTCACCGTCGCCACCACGAGCAACGAGCTTGTGGAAAAGGGCCTCATCCATGTTATCCCCGGCGTGGAGAAAAAGATCGGCATCCCCCGTCTTAAGACAGGGCGCATGCTCCAGAAACGCAAGGAGAACCCCGTCATCGAGGACAGCAAGGGTGACTTCAACTGGTCGGAGCAGACCCTCGAGCCCCACGACTTCATGGCCTTCACCCTGTTCAACCCCCGCGCTTTCGAGCAGATCTGGCGTAAGTGGCAGTCCAAGGGAAACCTCGTGTTCGCCCAACTTCCCCCGGAGGCGCAGAACGCGCTTCTCGACGCACTGTCCAAGCAGGTGCAGTTCGAGCTCGGCGACCACTACGTCAATGGCGAATACGTCGATGGCGAGGATGACACCAAGCTCATGAACGGTATCCTCACCCAGGCTGCCAAAGCCGCCGACTACAAGTGGGTCGACGTATCGAAGGCTGACACCATGCTGAAGAAGCTCAAAGCGGTCCGTGCAGGAATCCCCAAAGCCATGCGCTCCAACCCCTCGTTGCGTATCATCATGAGCGTCGAGGATTTCGACAAGTATGACGACGAGCTGACCGAACGCGAGGCCAAGAACGCCAACGAAACAGAGGTCAACCGCAAGCGCTACAAGGGCATCACCATCGAAACCGTGGCTGCGTGGCCCGAGGGTGTCATCGTCGCCACTCTTTGCTCGCCGGATGCCGATGGCAACTTCTTCGCCGCAGTCAACCTTCAGAATGACGAAAGCGTCATCCAGATCGACAAATACGCACCGGCTTCGGAACTCTACTTCTGCAAGATTCTCATGAAGGCTGATACCAACATCGCCTTCGGGGAAGAGATCATCGTCGCCGACTTCCGCGCCACTCCCAAGTTCACCAAAAAGGAGGCTCCCACTGAATAAGCTATGGCCCGGTTGAAATATCTTGTACTGCACTGCACAGCGACACCCGAGGGGCGCGAGGTGACAGCCGCTGACATCAGGCGGATGCACCTTAGCCCGGTGTCGGCTGGCGGCAGGGGGTGGAAGCAGGTCGGCTATACCGACATTATTCACCTTGACGGCACCATCGAGCGGCTTGTCGACAACAACGAGGACGCCAATGTCGATCCTTGGGAGGTCACCAATGGAGCCAAAGGCTACAACTCCGTCAGCCGTCATGTCGTCTATGCCGGCGGCTGTGACAGGTCGATGAACCCCAAAGACACCCGGACTCCGGCACAGCGCAAGGCTATGGAGGCGTATGTGAAGGACTTTCACCGCCGCTTCCCCGATGTGCGTATCATAGGACATAACGAGGTCGCAGCCAAAGCCTGTCCGAGCTTCGACGTTCAAAAATGGCTCAAGTCAATCGGTATAAACCAGTAACAACCCAGTAAACCAATCACAACGATGTCCTCCAGCGAAATCCTCAACATACTTCTCGGCACCGGCCTTATGGGACTTGTGGTGGCAGTTGCCACCATGAAAGCCACCGTGCGCAAGGCCAACGCCGATGCGGAGAAAGCGAGAGCTGAAGCTGAAACCGTGCGCATCACCAACACTGAGAACGCGACCCGGATTCTGGTGGAGAACATCGTCAAACCCTTAAAAGAGGAACTTAATGCCACACGAACAGATCTGCAGGCCACCAAAAAGGAGATGGCCTCTACCAAGAGAGAAATGGCCCGGTTACGCAAGGCTGTCGAGGCTGCTACCGGTTGTCGTCATGCTGACTATTGCCCTGTGCTTTTCAAGCTGCGCGACAACCAAAAAGACGCAGACCCAGCAGGAGCAGACATCTTCGACTTACGCGAAGAGCGACACGACTGCGGCAGTGACCAGGGTGATAACGACGCAGACGGTTCCCGAGAGCCAGGTACACATGGCGATATCCGTGGACAGCCTCCTTAAACTGCCGGAGGGAGCGGCCTACCGTGAAAACAAAGACCGGGCGCACGTAGAGGCTACCCATCATGACGGCATAATCTATATCACCGGCACATGCGACAGCCTGCAACGCCAGGTGGAATATTACGAGGCACTCTATCACAATGCACGTGATGCACTGGAAAATTACCGCGAGTCGGTCATCGAGGAACGTGCGTCTCGGAAATCCCCCTTTAGCATATACATGAGCGGGGTTGCCTGTGGCATTATCCTCACAGTAGCAATAATCGGTTTTATCAAACAATCAAAATAACACAAGAATGAACAGTAACTTCATGTACGGCCTCGGCGCCGTAAAATATAAGGGTGCCGAAGTCGGCTACATCGCCAAAAACTCGTTTGACTTCGGCGGCAAAAAGCCAGAGGCGGCCAAGATTGAGGCCGAACAGGTTCCCGGTGCCCCCGTGCTTGTAATAGCACAGACCAACGGGACTATTGCACCCAAGTTTGATATGATTCAGCTTAATTTCGAGAGCCTGAAGCAACTGCTTGGCGGAACTCTTCATTATTCAGACGGTGCCCAGACCACTGTTGTCGGCTGGACTGCGCCGACTGATGCCGTCACCCTTTCCGGGCCGTGGGAACTCAAACTGGTATCGGGGCAGAGCGTGCTGATCCCCAATGCTACGCTGCTTTCAAATCTCGGGGGCAAGCTGACCCTTACCGAGACATCGAAAATCGAGTGCGAGCTGGAACTGTCGGCACCCGCGGAAAAAGGGGTACCCCCCTACGGTGTGTTCGATTCGTCGGCAATGCCGACCGAATGGACGGATGGAGACAGGTTCTCCCTGCCGAAACAAAAAGATGCCGCCTCAGCACAGGAAGGCTAATATCCGTACACCATGGATGACTTCAAAAGAAGGGCGATAGAACGGGAAGCGGCAGACGCGCTTCTGGATACGGGGGTCTCAATCCCGCTGAAGGAGCTGCGGCTGCCGTTCCTCCGTCGCGGCATCACACTGCGCGTGACATTGCGACGTCCGCGCCTTTCCGGCCAGATAAGGTTTGCCCGGATATATCTTGAGACCGGGATGGATGCCGGCAGCGTGGACAGGCTTGACCAACGCGGGCAGATGGCCTTCATGGCAGAACACGGGGTGCGTATCAGCGAGATGGTGGCATGTGCGTTATGCGTTGGATCCGTCAGGGAACACTTCATAAGACCCGTGGCATGGCTGCTGCGGCACTGCGTGGAACACCGATATCTTCTTGGTGCCGCCGATGCCTTCGCCGGGATGATGGGCACCGGCCCTTTTATGAGTATTATCAGATTGGCGGAGCGGACAAACCCGCTGAAGCCGAGGCTGAGCCAAATTCCGGAGGGGAGTTAACAGGCCGTTGGGAAGGCTCCCATAGCCCCTTCGGGTTCATCTGGCAGGTGGCGCAGGCCACAGGATGGAGTGTGCACCACATACTGCACGAGGTGAACTACCAGACATTAATCATGATGCTTAGCGATGCCCCGCGTTATGTTGCCGGGAAGTCCGGAGGCGACAGCAGGTTTTCCGGGCTGAGCGCAGAGGCCGAGGCGGCGGAAGTCGCCGGCATCTTCCAAAGTAACCTGAAAGGATGAAACCAGTAGAAATAGAGATTCTTATGCGTGACAGACTGACACCCGGCCTGAAAAAAGCCGGGCAGTCAGTCCGTGACCTTGCATCAGATGCCAAGGCTGCCTATGAGGAGGTCAAAACCTCGATGCAGGCGCAGAAACAGCATGTGGCTTCTCTAGAGAAGGAGGTTGTCAGGCTGGAGAAGGCATTCAAAAATGCCGCCCCTGGGACAGAATGGTTTGAGGCGCGAAGCAGGCTGGAATCAATAAAGGCCGAACTGGTCGAGGAGCGTGACGCACTGGAAGGGCTGATCGCCCGCGAGCGCGAGCTTGGGGAGGCCGCCGCTGCAGGGCACGACGAGGCCGCCGGAGCGGCACAGGGGCATGACACCATACTTGTCAAACTCCTGGGGGGACAGGAAAAGTACAAAACCATAATGGAGGGGATGCCGGGGCCTTTGCGTGCGGCAGCCTCAGGCATCAACGGCATGACCGGGGCGGCGCGTGCGTTTATCGCCACTCCCCTCGGGGCTATAATCGCTGCCATAGTGCTCGCGCTGCAGGCTCTATCCGCCTGGTTCTCCTCCTCGGCCGAGGGGCAGATGGAATTCGCCCGCATAAGCGGCTACCTGGGCGGTATCCTCGGACAGCTTAACGAGGTTGTGATGGCCGTCGGCAGAGCTATCTACAAGGCATTTACCGATCCCAAGCAGGCCGTCTCCGACTTATGGGAGGCCATCAAGGAGAATATTGTCAACCGTCTAGAAGGGGTTGCCGGAATAGTGACAAATTTCGGGAAAGGTTTGTGGAATGCCCTTAACCTGGATTTCGATGCCGCGGGTGAATCCTTCAGACAGATGGGTAGCGATATACTTAAGGCTGCCTCGGGGGTCGATGATATTGCAGGCAAGGCCAGAGACCTGGCATTGAATGCACATGAGGCGGCAAAAGCCACCGCGGATATCAAGGCCGGGGAGGTGCAGCTGCACCGTGACCGTCGTCAGTGGGGTGTCGAGAGGGAGCGAATGGAGACACGGATCTCCGATTTGCGCCTCAAGGCCCAGCGCGGGGATGCCGCGGCCAACCGGGAGGCGGAACGCCTGATCCGTGAGAAATACAACCGGGAGATGTCGTACCAACAGCGCGAACTCGATCTTATCCGGCAGAAGAATGCCCTCACCACCAACACCGACGAGGACTATGACCGTGAGGCTGAAGCCCAGAGAAAGCTGATTGCTCTTGAAAAAGAACGCAACCAGGAACTCAGCTTTTTCAACCGCAAGGATTTCACCTTGGGCAACCGGTCGGAGACCGTGGCGCAGCGTCAGCGCAATATACAGACCAAGCTTGGACAAGAGCTTGCCGAGCTGCAGAGGCGCAACGATGCCGGAGCCATCGAAGCCATGGAAGAGGGAACGGCGAAAAAACTTCGCCAGATCGAGAACGATTATGCCAGGCGAAAGAACGAGATTGCGAAACAGGAGGCATCATGGCGCAAGGACAACAAGGCCGCAGGCCGGGGGGAGGCATTGGATACCGAACAACGCGCCGCTTTGGATGAGGCCTCCGAGCTTAACGAACGCCTGCGGCAGAAGGCCGTCGGCGAGGTCTATCAGGCGGAATTTGACGCTATGCGCGACAATATCCGGCAATACGGGGATTACCAGCAACAGAAACTTGCGATAGCATCGGAATATGCCGAAAAGATCCGCAAGGCATCCACCGAGGGGGAACGCCGGTCGCTTGAGCGGGAACGTGACAGTACACTGGCATCCGTCACCACCGCAGAGCTCAAAAGTAATATCGACTGGCAGGTGGTTTTCGGGGAATTCGGCGGCATGTTCCGGGACGTGATCACTCCAGTCCTGGCTGATGCGAAGGCCTATATGGATACCGACGAATTCAGGAATGCCGACCACGATAGCCAGCGCACACTTATAGAGGCTGTAAGGCAGATGGAAACATCGGCCGGGGTAGCTTCCCCGGTAAGTTTCGGACAGCTCGGTGCCGATATAGATGCCTACAAACTGAGTATGGATTCCCTGCGCGAGGCTCAGGAAAAATACCGGGATGACTACTCGCTGCTCATGCGGGCTCAAGGAGAATATAAATCGGCCATGCAGCAGGGTACCCCACTGCAACAGGCTGCAGCCAAGGCCGCCTTTGATGCAGCCAAGGCAAACGCCGAGGCATCGGCCGAGAACGTAAGGACGATGAAGGAGGGTGCCGCCGAGGCAAAAAGCACGGTAATCACCACGGCGACGACATTGAAATCCGGGATGGAGGGGGTGCTTGGCGGCCTTCAGAAAATGTCGTCAGGCAGCGCCTCGGGAACATTCGAAGGGATGAAGGAACTGGGGAAAAGCGCCTCCAAACTTAGTGGCGATCTCGGCAAGTCGTTCGGTAAGTTCGCCGACAAACTGGAGAATGTGCCGGTAGTGGGCTGGATCGCCGGCCTGCTCGATGTATTCAAAGACGGTCTGTCGGATTTTATGACCGGTCTGATAGATGCTGTAATCGGGGCTGCCGGCAATATCCTTTCAGATGTCATGAGCGGCGATTTTGTGATACAGACCGGAAAGTCACTGATTTCAGGTGTCGGTAAGATTTTTGATACGCTTACATTCGGTGGATTTTCATCATGGTTCGGCGATAAAGGCAACAGTGCGGAGGTAAACGCCTCCATTGACCGACTTACGGAAAAGAACACAGAACTGCAAGCGTCAATCGAGGGTCTTACCGCCGAAATAAAAGCCGGACGCGGCATGAAAAGCGTGGATGCCTATGAGAAAGCATACCGCCAGCAGCAAAGGGTAAACAGCAACTATCTGGAGATGGCCATGCAGCAGGCCGGCTACCACAGTGCCAACCACAGCTGGGCGGCCACACACCGGAAATTCTCATACGACGAAATCAGGGATATCAGTGAACTTATAGGCAGGAGCTTCAATGGCGACATATTCTCACTGTCGCCTGAGGAGATGCGCAAGTTCCGCGACAAAATGCCTAATCTGTGGCGTGATTTCTTCTATTCAGGTGATTCTGACAACTATGCCGACCGCGTGCTTGAAAAGCTTAACGACTATATGGCACAAGCAGGCAAGCTCGGAGAACTTTCCGACAGTCTTCGGGAGGCAATGACCGGGATGACCTTCGACAATATGTACAGCGACTTCGTGAACAAGCTGTCGGATATGGAATTCGCTGCCGAGGGCGCTGCGGAAAACGTGTCAGGGATGTTCTACAAGGCCATGCTTTCGAACCGTATGGGCGAACTTTACTATGACCGCCTGCAGGAATGGTATCGGAAATGGGGGGATTCGATGAAGGACGGGATGACCGAGGGTGAGATGTCACAGTTGCGGGATGAGTACCGGCAGATTGTTGAAGATGCCGTACGGGAACGTGATGCGATAGCGGCTGTGACTGGCTACGACCAGGTCGCTGCCGGTAGCGGCACGAGCCAGGGAGGAGCCAAGGCCGGGGGATTTATGACAATGACACAAGACCAGGGAACCAGGCTCGACGGTATGTTCACCAGCGGGCTTCGGCACTGGAGCAACATGGATGCCGGAATCGAGGATGTTGCCTCACGCATGGCTACGGCCGAAGGGCATCTTGCGAAAATAGAGGACAACACATCCCGAAGTGCCAAAGAGCTTGAGGCAGTCCGGGAAATTCTTGAAAGGCTCGAACGTGACGGTATAAAAGTTTGACAACAACATGGATAACAATATGGGAAATATACTCGGCGGCCTGACCATTATAAACGGGCGTGATATATGGGAGGATTTCGGGGCTTTCCTGACGGAGGAGAAGCGCGGGGGGATGGAGAACCTGTCGGCGCTGCTCACGCCGAGCCGCGGCAAAAAGGATACGGCGGTATCTATGCGCGAGGAACACGGGGAGCGCTACAGCGCGACACTCACTCCGGCGAACGAGCCGCGTGATGTGGAACTGCGTTTCGCAATCTACAACCCGACGCGTGCCGGATGGATCAGAGCCTACATGGGCTTCGTGCAATTCCTCAAGAAAGGGAACGACGGGTGGCTGGATATGGAATTCCCGCAGCTTGAACTGAGGCTGCGGGTGAAGTACACCGACTGTGGCAAGCTCTCCCCGCTGACATATCTGTGGCGCGAAGGGGTGCAGGCGGCACGGTTCAGGGTCAAGTTCCGGGAGCCGGTGCCGATAATCTGACCGGCATTCGTAAGGCGTTCGACCACCATTCAAACGATATTAGAAAACAACAAGGATATGGGAATCAAGATATACGGACGGGACGGCTCCCTGAGGGGGACTGTAGCCCCGGATGACAACAGCACGCAGCAGCACGGCGTGCAGGCCGACAACGTGCTATCGCTCACGTTCACCCATTACGGGTTCCTGGGCTTCGAGACCGGCGACTATGCCGATTTTTTCGGTTCAAGGTACTGGCTCATGGATGTCCCCGCCCCGGAGCAGGTGAGCGACGGGGAATGGAAGTATTCGCTGCGCCTGTACGGCATCGAAAGCCTGATAAAACGTTTCCTGGTACTGGAAACCACCGACGGCGACACCGAACCGGTGTTCACGCTGACGGCACCGGCACGTGAGCATGTCGCCATGGTCGTAGGCTGTATAAACGCCGCAATGGGAGGCAGCGACTGGAAGGTCGGACGTGTCGATGGTACCGGGCTGATCACAATCGATTATCGCGGGATGATGTGTGATGCCGCACTCGCCGAAATCGCCCGGAAGGTCGGGGAACGCGCCGAATGGTGGGCCGAGGGGCAGACCGTCAATATCTGCAGGTGTGAGCACGGGGAGGCCGTGCGTCTCGGCTACCGTGCCGGCCTTAAAGGGATTGCCCCTGTGAAGGGTGACACGTCCGGGTTCTTCACAAGGCTATTCCCGGTGGGTAGCACGCGCAATATCGACCCCTCGCGTTACGGCCACAGCCGTCTGATGCTTCCCGGCGGGGAGAAATATGTGGATACCGGCACCGCTGTCTACGGTGTGTATGACCATTTCGAGGAGGATGCCTTCAGCGGCATATATCCGCGCCGGACGGGGTGCGTGAGCTACGTCAGAAGCGAAGAGCGTAAGGACGATAGCGGAAATCCCTACACTGTGTATTATTTCAAGGATGAAGGGATGGGGTTTGACCCCAATGCCTACGAGTTGCCGGGGGAGACCAAGCGTGTGTCTTTTCAGGACGGAGACCTCGAGGGTCTCGGGACTGGCGACGACCACTACTTCGAGGTGGATTACAACAGCAAGACCGGCGAATTCGAGATAAAGAACCTTTGGAACGGAGAACAACAGCAGCCTGGTGACGGGCTTGTACCCCATGTCGGGGATCATTACATCCTTTGGAACATAAGGATGCCGGACGAATACTACCCAATGGCGGAGGCGGAACTGGCGGAGGCCGTGGAACAGTATATCGAGGACAGTTGGGCGGATGTGACGGTCTACAAAGGCACTACCGACCATGTATGGCTCGAGGAGGCCGGTATCGACCTGGCCGTCGGGCGTCGCGTGCGCCTGGAGAGCAGCCGGTATTTCCCGGGGCAAGGGTTCCGCGACAGCCGCATAACCAGGATGACCCGTAAGGTCAACAACCCTTACTGGATAGACCTTGAGATAAGCGATGCCGTACAGCACGGGACGTTGCAGCGCATCAACGACCGCATAACGGAGCTTGACAGCTATGTACGTTCCGGTGCGTCAGGCCCGACCCTCCCCGATATAATCCGTACAGGTGACAATACCAGGCCGACAGACAACAACCTTTTTTCGGCATTGCGCGTGTTACGCGATTTTATATCCAAGGCCAAGGATGACCGCACGCCCTACAAGGTGTCGTCGGACAAAGGGTTCGAGGCCGGCAATTACCTGCCGGGGGTCAGCGGCGGGTTCCTCGGGATGGATGCCGAGGGGGATTCGTTCGCGGAGGTGGCACGCCTGTGGGTGCGCGTAAGGGCGTATTTCGAGGAGCTTACGGTAATCAAGGCGGGTGTGCTGGCCGGGAAGCAGTACATCACCCCCGGCGGCGGCATAAAGTGCACCAGGGTGGAGGAAACCCCTACGGCGTGGCGCTGCTGGTTCCTGAGCGAGCAGGACGGCGAGAAGACCGAGACAAAGATCGTGGCGGGCGACCAGGCCATAGCGCAGGTGTTCAACGCCAAAGAAGGGACTGCCAACAAGGTCAGCAACCACCGCTACTGGAGGCTGGTCACGGCTGTGGACAACGACGCCCTTACGGATGACGCGGGCAACCACTACGGCTACATAGAACTGTCGAAGACCGACTGCGAGGCGGGCAGCGACACCCCCAAGGCGGGCGACGAGATATGCCAGTTCGGCAGCCGCGACGACAGGGACAGGCAGTCGGCCATGGTGTTTTCCACCGTCGATGCCGACGCCCCGAGCGTCAAGCTCTACAGCGGCATCGACTCGTTCTCGCTGGCCGGGAAGGCCGTGGTGTCGTTCGGGCGCGACCCGCAGACGGGGCAGGTGTACTTCCGCCTGGGCGCATCCGGTGCGAGGCAGTACCTGGAGTACACGCAGGACGGCGGCCTGGTGGTCGCGGGCAGCATCTCGACAAAGTCCACCCTGTCTGACGGGCGTGAACTTGGTGCGGCGATAGACGGCAGCGTGAAGGATCTGGACGTGCTGTATATATCGCACACGTCGCAGACGCAGGCACCGGCGCTGCCCGTGCTTGGGGCTGACGGCTCCATCACCGACTACAGGGGGTGGCGGACGGAGGCACCGGCCTACGAGAGGGGGAGGTTCGTATGGCAGACCACCTACACCCTCAGGGGTGACGGGACCGCGGGGTTCGCGGGTACGTCACCCCTGCCGGGGCAGGACATAGTGACGCAGACCGGGGAGGTCGTGGAGTACGCCGCCGGGACGAGCGGCACAACCCCGCCCGCCACCGGGTGGCAGCCTAAAATCCCCGCCGTCACCAAGGGGCAGTTCCTGTGGACGCGCGTCACCACGTCGTATTCCGACGGCCCCTCCACGGTGTCGTACTCGGTGTCGTACATCCCCAGGGACGGGGCGGACGGCAGCGACGGCAAAGACGGCGCTGGCTACACCCCCAACCTCCTCAGGGGTTCGGACGTGCAAAAGGCAAGCACCAAATACGAGATCGGGCATTACGAATGGGACGCCCGCCCGCCGCTGGGGACGGTGTGCACGCTGACCGTGTGCGCCAGGGTCGGGGCCAAGGATAAGGAAATCGCCATATTCCAGGACAACGGCTACGTGCGGGCGGGTACGTTCACGTCCGGGACGGAGGCCGTGAGGTCGTTCACGTTCGCGGTCACCGACAGCACGGCCTCCGGCGCCGATCATGACCGCGGCATCTCGTTCTTCCACAGCCCCAACGACGGCGACTACGACCCCGACACCTATGTAAAATGGGCGACTGTGACCCCCGGCAACACACCGCAGACGGCATGGATACCGGCGGCCTCGGAGCAGAGGGGCGTCACCATAGCCTCGGAATCCGTAAAATACGCGAAGGACACCGCCGGGGTGCAGCCCGCCGACACGGCCTTCACCGCCGACAGCATCGGGACGCTCGGCACAATCAAGGGTGGCGACTACATCTGGAGCAGAAAGGCGGTCACTTATACCGATGGCACCGTCACCAAGGAGTATGCCGTGAGCCGTATAGGCGCTGACGGCGAGACCTCCGTGGCGGGGCTGCATGTGGCATACGCCTCGGGCATCACCGGTTCGCTGCCGCACCCCACAGCTGTTACGGGCTTCTCCACAACGATGTTCGACGGAGCCAGGTATATCGGCATCTGCAAGGACGACAAGGAGGAAGACCCCGGTGCGTCGGAATTCGGCAAATATGACTGGGCGCGGTTCGTCGGGGAGGATGCCGCCCCGGCGAAGCTTGTGGTCGTCAACGCCGACGCGCAGGCATTCACCTACAAGGATGACTTCGCCACGCTGACCGGGGCTGACAAAATACATATCAAAGCCTCGGTGCAGGGTATCGACAACCCCACGTATCAATGGGGCTACAAGTTTCCCAACGGGCCGTGGACTGCCTATGGTGCGAATACGGGTGACACCCTCCAATTGTCGGCCTCATGGGGCAATTGGGGCGACAACCGCTCCGTGACATGGCGCTGCACCGTCGGCGGCGTGTACGACGAGGTGACGGTAATGAAGGTCAGCTCCGGGGCCAAGGGCGACCGGGGCGAGAACTACACCGGGAACCTGCTGCTGAAATCGGGTGAGCCTGTCACAAGCGCCACATACCCCACCAAGACCTACAGGCTGGCGGAAGCCCCGGCGCACGGGGAGGAATGCACCATAACGATATGGGGGGAGCTCTCCCCTTCGGGGCCTGCAGGCTATATGTTCGTGGCCTATAACTCCGGCGGCTCGGTGGAACTGTGTAAACTGTCGGAGGTGGCGGACGGGGTATATTCGGCAAAATTCAGGTGGATAAACTATTACAGTTCCCCGGATGAGGCCGGCGCTGTCAAGAACCCGACAAGCGTGCATATCTATGCCATGCCCAACGGACACCTGGCCAACACCATCCGCCGCATCAAGCTGGAGCGTGGCCACAACTCCAGCCCCGTTTGGACGCCCAATGCGGAAGACCTGGAGACCGTGTCGGTGACACTCACCAACGAGGCGCACATCTTCGAGGGCGACACCGAGAAGGCCGTGGCGGGGTACACCGAGTGCGGCATCGTAGCCTACAAGGGGGCGGAACCCGTCAAGGCGTCGCTTCCGACGAGCCTGCCGGGGCTTCCCACGGGCATGACCTACACCCGCGTGGCCAACGACAGCACCGCCGCGAAGTTCCGCATCGACGTGACCACGGCGTTCACCAAGCGCCAGGGCACCCTCACCATCCCCGTGACCGTGGACGGCAGGGTGTACGACAAGGTGTTCTCGTGGTCGCTGTCGCTGCAGGGGAAGGCGCGGAGCATAGCGGTCAAGAGCTACGGGTATTCCAACCAGAACACCGGGGGCGACGGCTACGTCAGGGTTGACGGCAGGAAGGTCGACACCTCCCGCGGGCGCGGCATCAACATGGTCACGCTCGACAGGCAGACACTCGCGGTGGTGGAACAGGCGCGGTTCGACCTCTATACCGGGAACCCCGGTGTCGCCAGCGAGCGCACGAGGCTCATTGACAAAATCAACAGCCTCGATGACGGCGTGTTCGTATGCCTGTACTTTTTAGACAACGCCACATGGACTGCGGAACTTGCCGCAGCCATGAGGAAGCTCGGCTCGCTGGGCGACATCCGCACCGACGGCAGCAGCCGCACCTTCGCGTTCATAGGTTACAAGGGGCTGACGCCGGGCTACGCCCTCCAGGCACAGACCGCCAACGCCACGCCGCCGAACGCCGAGGTGTCGGCCTACGTGGCCGACGGCATGTTCACCACGTCGAAGACCGCCGTGGGCATCGACCGCATCGTCGAGGAGTACTACCTGTCGACCTCCCGCGAGACCCCCGCGGGCGGCTCCTGGACTACCAAGGCCAACCGCCCGGCATGGAAGGAGGGGCATTACTGGTGGACGCGCAGCCACATATACTACACCGACGGCACCGAGGGGTACACCGACGGGGTGTGCGCCATGGGGGAAGCGGGCGCCCCCGCCTTCCGCCTCGACCTGAGCGAGGAGAATGTGCCCGTGTCGTGCCATGCCGACGGCACGGTGGCCGTAAGCGGCGACATCGCAACCTCCAAGGCCACGGTCTACAGGGGGGGCGCCGCCGACACGGGGTGGGGCTTCGCGGCACAGTTTGCCGGGTGCACCGGCAGCATCAACGGCTCCACAGGCGTCATCACGGTGAACACCATAACCGCCGACAAGGCCACGGTGACCGTGACCGTAACGAAGGCCGGGCATGCCGACCTGACGGCGGTGATGAACCTTTGGAAGGTCAGGCCGGGGGCGGGATATACCCCCAACCTGCTGAAAGGCACCAAAGACCCCAGGACTGTGACGGCATCCGCTACCAGCACCTATTCCTTCCTCGTATATAATTTTGACGAATCCCTCGTCGTCAAGGCCGGTGACAGGATCTCGGTATCGGCCGGGGGCGTCGAGGTGCTTGCCGGCAACCCGTCGGGCTTCACCGTCGGGCTGTATGACAACGACGGCACAGGGTGGTACGGCGGCCGTGCGGTTATAACAAAGGACAACCCCGAATGCACGCTGAAAGCCGACAAGGCCGCGACCGTCAAGACCATCATAATATATGCAGGGCTTCCAGGCTCCACCAACGGCAACTCCGTGAGGTTCTCCCGCGTCATGGCCGTCAAGGGGGACACACCCATGCCCTGGTCCCCCGCCGCCTCGGAGATGGTGGCCGCGCCCGCCAAGGTGGTAGTGGTCAACTCCGACGCGCAGATAATATCGTATGCCGACGGCTACAACACCCTGGTAGGCCCCGCCACCGTGAACCTGTCGGCCACCCTGCAGGGTACGACCGGCTACCAATGGAGCTGCAAACAAGAAAAGCAGCCGGCGTTCACAGATATACCGGGGGCTACCTCGCCGACCTACGCCCTGGCACGCGACGCCTCCATATGGGGTACGGCCAAGAGCATCACCATCCGCTGCACCTCCGGCGGCATGCACGACGAGGTCACCATAGCCAAGGTCAGCTCCGGGGCCAAGGGCGCCACGGGTGCGGCAGGCAAGGACTACTGGGTGTCGGACGTGTGGCTGGACGCCACGGGGTACGACGCGGACAAATGGATACCGTTCACAGGCACCGTGCTGCCATCCGTCGGCGTCGCACGCATATGCGTGGACGTGCAGCTTAACTCCGGCACCAGGCCGTCGTGGTCCACCCACAACGGCGGGTTCAGCGTGACCCTCGATTTCGAGATGCAGAAGAGCGGCTGGGGCACGACCCCCGGGCGGGCTGTCATATACGCGGACAACTGCATGTGGGTACAATCCGGGCAGGCGTCACCGGCGAGCTTCGCGCAGATGTCGTACAGCTCCACCCCGGTGCTATACCTTCGCGGGGGCGGGAAATACAGGGTGCGCTGCACCTATGCGTGCCAATGGACAGCCAGGCCGAACGGGTACACGTGGACGGGCAACGGCCACTCGCAGACGGTCAGCCCGCAGACCTCGCGTCCCAAACCCCAGGGGGACACGTTCGACGCCTACACGGTGCTGCTCACCAACGAGAGCCACACGTTCGCCGGGGGTGTCAGCTCGGCTGTCGCCGGGGACACCACATGCGAGGTCATAGCCTACAAGGGCGCGACGAGGGTGCCTGCCACCATCGACTCCATAACCGGGCAGGTCACCGGGCTTACCACGGCCATCACGAACCCCTCCACCACCTCTGCCAGCTCCGGGTTCGCCGTCAACGTCACCACGGCGCTGACACAGAAGCAGGGGGTGCTGAAAGTCAACCTTACCGTCGACGGCAAGTCGTTCACCAGGGAGTTCTCGTGGTCTCTCGCGCTGAAAGGTGCCACCGGCGACAGGGGCCCGGCGGCAACCGTCTACCAGCTGGGGCTGTCGGCGGACGCCATAACGCGCAGCCTGACCGGCGCCCTCGTGCCAGCGTCGCTCACCGTCACAAAATACAAGGTCACGGGCCCCGACCGCGCCGCCACCACCGAGAAGTGCGTGCATTACCAGGCACTCGATTCCTCAGGCAACGTGCAGTCATCGGGAACCGTCGCCACCCCAGGCTCGTCATCCTTCACCGTCACCGCCGCCCAGCTCGCCGGTATCATCAGGCAGGACACGGTGTCGGTGGTGCTGACGCTGCGCGACACCGCGTCCGCCTCTTCGGCCTACCACCATTCCGAGACGGTACCCGTGCTAAACGAGGGGTCGGCCACCGTGGAGGGGCGCGGCAACATGGTGCTCAACTCCGGCTTCCGGGGGAAGGCGCACTGGGACATGTCATCCACGGCACGCATCGACCAGGGTAACGGCCCGCACGGGCAGAACTCGGTGTACGTCGAGAGCCTCGGCGCGACCGGCCTCACATACCGCGGCATCTACAACAACTACGGCGCCTCCAAGGGCGAAATCAACCCCGGGTTCGTCATCGGGGGACACAAGGTGGTAACAGTGAGCATCTACACCAGGCTCGACGAGCAATCGTGGGCTGACGCCTTCGGGAGCGACAACGCGGCGATGGATGTCATGGCCGTCGACGCAAACGGCATCTCGTGCGCCAACTCCGTAAGCATCCCCATCCTCCCCAGGAACTCCGACGGCACCTTCAAAATCGGCGAATGGGTGCGGTTCGACATAACCGTCCCCACAAGCCGCTTCACCAGGTACGACGGCCCGACCAACCCCTCGGGCGAGCCCTACGCCATAAGGTTCTACCCCTACATACTGAAAAACGGCAAAATAAGGTTTGCCGCCCCGCAGGTGGAATGGGGCAACACCCTCACGGAGTGGGAACCCTCCCCCCGCGACAACGACTACCTGTCGCAGGCGCTGCGCGACGCCCTGACGGAAGGCAACATCGGGCAGTTCGGCCTCATCCTGGCCACACTGCTGCGGATGGGTTCCACGGGCGCCGACGGCACCTACCGCGTCATGTCGGGCATCAGCGGCCTGGCAGACAGGGAGGACGCCCCGGCCATATGGGGTGGCGGCGACATGTACGATGCCGCAAAGCCGGATACCGTCCCATCAGGGGCGGAGGCGGCGGCATTCATGATGCGGCACAACGGCGAGGCGTACTTCTGCCGCAACCTGGTAAGGCTACTGGGAGACCATATGGAGATGGGCGAAGGCGTAAGGCTCGACCCCGACGGGCTGAAACTGCTCGATGACAAGGACGCCACACGCATGCTCATATCCCGGAAAGCCCTCCCCGCACGGCAGGTGGAGAACATAACCGGCGCAGTCACGAACCCCTCGTACACTTTCGGCGCCGGTACGGTGAGGATAGGGAGGCGCCCCAGGGTGACCATGCCGAACGGCCTGATAAGCCAGGGCGCGGAGGGTATAATATCGGAGGTGCCGTTCGGCGAGGTCTCCCTCGGCAGCCTCCCCGCCGGTTCCTCCGTCTCCGGGAAGGCCGCCGTGAGGCTGGGGTACTCCGTGGGGGCGAGCGCGGAACACCCGTTCTCCGGGACGTTCACGGCCGAGGTGTACCATGTCAGCGGCACGGCACGCCGCCTGGTGCATACCGCGTACGGCGGGTTCCAGGACGCCCCGTCGGAGGGGAGGGGTTCCGCGACGGTGAACTTCATGACCCCGCTGGCGGGCGAATACCGTATGTCGGTGAAGGTGAATGCCACGCCGAACCTCGGGGCGACCGCCGTTGTCGCGACCAAGTCCGTGACCCCGACGGCCTCGCTCAAGGTCGTGAGGGGCGTGGACGAGCAGTTCGTCATAGCGCCCGACGGGATACTGGGCGCGTGGCAGGGGATGCGGGTGCTGGCGACAGGGGGGTATTTCGGAGTGCTCGTGGGTTCGACGTTCGGCATCAGGATACGGCAGGCAGACCTGTCGCTGACAGATGACGGCGGCTCCACATGGCACGCGCTCGACTTCGCCAAGGCCGTACAGCTCGGCCTGCTGAAATGACCGCCGCGCAACCATGCCTTTAAAAGCTACAATATCTACCAACCCTTTAAAACAAAACGACAATGACACAGGAACATCTTACACTGAAAAGCCCGCTGCGGGCCACAGTCCCGGTTGACAACTCCGCCCACGAGGGGCGCGGCTACGACCTCTACGGCGAACTCGAAACGGAGGGAGCGTCGGTGACGGCGTTGAACAACGGGCATATCTCCAAGCCCGGGGACCCGCTGGTGCATGGCACCTTCGGGCGCAACCCCGACGGCACGCTGTGGCTCAACCTCGACTGCCCGTCGGGCGGGCATGCCGGGGCCATGGCGGCGGTCGCCGCATTCGTCGAGGCCGCCTATGCCAAAGGCGCGTCGGCAGCCGCGGCCGTCACCGGCTGACGCCCGGACGTGACATAAGTGTGGCACCAGGCCGCAGACCGGGTGCCACACCTATGTGTCATATCGATATTCCTGGAATAAGCCCAGATACAAGGCAGGATATGCCTGCATAAGACGACCGGGATAGGAACCCGGTACCGGCGGGGAAGCAATAGAAAACCCCCGGCCTGTTAATATAGACGCCAATCATTTATTAACACAACGCTCGTAGCGCACGACCGGGGGTTACATATCCCTTGCTCGCGCTACGAGCTTTTTATATGTCAATAAATGATTGGCATTGCAAATTTACAAAAAAACATCTTATATGAAAGTATTTGAAATATTAAATCTGCACAAGGAAATACTCGGCTTTCTTCAAACCGTCGGCATACGTGTCGGGGATGTACGTTATATAGAGCTGTATAACGAGTACAGGCGCCTGCTTGGAAACGGCGAGAAGGTCACATATATAGTCGCGTCGCTGTCGGGACGCTACCATGTAAGCGAACGCAAGATATGCGGCCTGGTAAAACTGTTCCAAAAGGACTGCAGCCCGTATGCAGTGTGACAAGGCCCGTAACCCGGCAGGTATGCGTCACAAGGCGGTATATTTGCCGCAGACATATCTACATCTTATGAACAAATACCATCAGATACTGGGGAAGATCCTGTCGGGCGGGAAGCCCCAGAAGAACAAGAAGGGGAACATCGTCTGCCTGCTCAATGAAAGCCTGTCATTGGGACCCGGTGACCTGTTGGAGATATTCGAGGGGCACCCTATCGCCCGCAACAAGCTCAAATGCGAGCTGGGGCTTTTTATGCGCGGGGAACGTCAGGTCGACAGATACCGCGAAGCCGGGATAGACTGGTGGGATTATTGCGGCAGCACCCTTGTAAACGGCTACCCGTCATACTTTGAAAAGCTCCCGGGACTGATCGGGAGGATAAACCGGGAGAGGCGCAGCAGCAAAAACTACGTGCTTTTCCTTGGGGCCAACGGGGTCGAAAGCAACCAGGCGCCATGCCTCAGCCTGGTGCAGTTCCAGATTGACGAGGGACGCCTGGTGCTTTCGGCATACCAGCGGAGCTCCGACGCGAACCTCGGGCTGCCTGCCGACATCTACCACCTGTACCTCATATCCCGGCAGGTCGAGATGCCGCTGGAGTCGATCACGCTGAACCTGGGGAATGTGCACATCTATGAGAACAATATGGAGAAGACACGGCGCCTCCTTGCCGGGGAAAGCGGCATAAAGTTCGACCTGAATGTATGAAGGACGGAATCCGAAGCCGTATATGCTGCAGCAGGCATGCAGTATGCCACGCATCACAACCTTGGCGGCAGTCCCGGGATTGGCGAACTTTGCACCTCGAAATTATCCTTTAAGAAAATGAAAAGAGTGTACATGTCAGCCCCGTTGCCATTCCCGGGGCAGAAACGGAGGTTTGCAGGCGGATACAGGGAGTTTCTGGATTCGGTGAAAGGTGCGTCCGTGTTTGTCGACCTGTTCGGCGGCTCGGGGTTGTTGTCCCATATCACCAAACGCGAACGGCCCGACGCCCTGGTGGTCTACAATGATTTTGACAACTACCGACAAAGGCTGGGCCATATCCCCCGGACCAATTCGCTGTTGCGGCGTATAAGGGGGATGGTCGCCGACGTCCCCCGTAACGGTATAATACCAGGCGGCATAAGGCATGGCATCCTGGGACTGCTGGAAGCCGAGGAAGCCGCCGAGGGCTTCGTGGACTACATCACGCTGTCAAGCTCGCTGCTGTTCCCAGGTAATAACGCCACGACCCTGGACGGGTTGCGCAGACATTCGTTCTATAACAGGTTGAGGCGCACGGACTATGATGCCTCCGGGTATCTCGACGGGCTTGAGATAACATCGTGCGACTACCGCGAGCTGTTCGGGCGCTACAAAGACCGTGAGGACGTCGTGTTTATCGTAGACCCGCCATATCTTTCCACAGACGTGGGTACCTACAGAATGTGCTGGAGGCTCCCCGATTACCTGGACGTGCTAAAGGTGCTGTCGGGGCATAACTTCGTCTATTTCACCTCCGGCAAATCCGGTATCATGGAATTGTGCGACTGGCTGGGGAAGAACCGGGGAATCGGGAACCCGTTTGAAAACGCGGCCAGGAATGATTGCAACGCCCGCCTCAACCATCATGCCGGATATACCAACATAATGTTGTGCAACATCGCCTGA